ATAGTCAACGATGGTAATAGGATCATCTATTTGCAGACTTATGTGATCTGCCAGCAGAATGGCAGTACGATCCTGTGGAAATGTGTAGTCAATACCTTTGGTTAGCTGCGTATTTCCGTGATATACTAGAACAGCTCTACTTTGGAGTTGTGTGTCATCAAATATACTGTCAATCTTATAGTATCTTTGATTTGTATCTAAAACCTTGTAGTTGATTGTGCTGGCCTCTCCGTAAGGAACCATGTCGCTGTAATACCAAGAGAATGTTTCGTTCTTAACTGCATTAATGCTTAAAAGTATTGTGTCAACGCTGCCGCGGACATCATTGATGTTCAAGCCTTTCATATTGTAGGCTAGCTCTAAGAACTTATTCTTAAACTTAGTGTACTCTCTGCGAGCATAATCTAGGCCATTCATAAAGTTGGCCTGTTCGTGTATCAAGAACAGGCTAGGATAAATGACTGGGGCGCTGTGTTGTAAAATATTACCGCCGCGATTTTTATACGAGAAGTCACGTAGGTTGCTATAGCCAGGAACCTGTCCTGTTACTTCACCTAGATTTTGATTAATAGCGATTAAATGGTTTCTAACCTGTCCAAGATTAATGGAACTTAGTTCAACGTTTTCGCTGTTATAATCTAAGTTGGCAGGAATCTGATAGTATCCAGACTTGCTGACAGACTTGCTGTAAATCAAGATATCAATCTTGTCGCCATCGGTTAACAAACTGGCCACTACTTTTATTGTGCGACGACTACCTACATTGGTTAATGTATAGTCGCCGGTTCCCAGCAAGGTGTTATTTAAAAATACCTTGATATTTGGTATCTCAACTTGTGCGGCAGGCAAGATATCAATTTCGAAATGATTGGTACGTCCAGTGTAGGTCTTGCTGATGACCTGGTACTGTTTAGTAGGTTCTACAACTGTGGTCCAGATGTTTCTTTGCTTGCTTTCATAGCGAGACACTATTTCTCTAATGTAGCCTGCATTGACTTTTTGTGTTACAACCTGCCCAGCGGCGTTGACCCAGGTAAACGTTTCATAATCAAAACTATTTTCAAAAGAAATATCAGCCACTGTGCTGTTAACGTTAGAGTAGCTTAAAGGAAACCCTAAAACAGAATCGTTGTTGCCTGTGCCCTTTTTGTAAGAAAATATCTTTGTACCGACAAACTTGTTGCTGTTGTAAGTACTGAAACTGTTTTCATCAAAATCAAAAACATCGAACATAGGTTCTTGATTCGATGCCGCAATCATTTGAGATTTAGTCCAGGTGTTGCCGTTGTACCAGTAGCTGGTGCCGGCATTAGGGCCGCTACGGGCAACGATCATGTCATGGGCTTCCAGGGCGTCGTCGGCGTCTTCGCTGATAATCAATTGAATCTTGGGCTTCTTATACTTCCAATCAAACTCGTCTAGTAAAGGGAAAGGTGCATGAGCTTCTAGCTGAAGTTTATGATCTTTCATCACTGCTAATACTCGACCGATGTAGCGATCGTCTGCGGTATATAGATCTGTTCCAACTTCTACTTCACTAAGGAATGTGGTGTCTGTTCCGTCAACGGTGGCAATGCCCCCGGTGCCCAATATGTTTACATTAAAATCAATAAATGGGTAGATAAGGTCTGGAGTGTCTGGGGCAGTAAAATATATTTTGTATTCGCTGTTTCCTAGGTACTCTACGTTGGTAACTGTTCCTGTCAGGTCCTGTACAGGCCAACCCAAATGGCTGATCTCTGTAGCTGTTAGTATGTTGTCGTTGCTTTTTACAGTCCAGTGGTAAGGAACAGGATCCCCCGATTGCCAGGTCTGAATCAAGACTTGATCTATTATAGGCATAGCATCAGAAGTATAGCTCATTATTGGCTTGCTGATGTTAATAACACCAGTGCCCACCCCGTCCCAGAATGTTTGATACGAGGAATCAACTTGTTGCTCTGTGGCAACTACATAGACTTGACTGCGTACTAGAGGATCCTTGTCATTGACAAACAGTACACGCTGCCCGGCCTGGTAAGTGTGTCCGTTAATAGTCGTTTGATTCTGATGTTGGATCTGATTAAATGCATCTGTGGACACAGACTCAATATGGTCCACAGGGCTTTTGCCAATGCGGCCACTGTTAACTAGTTGCAGGTCTGGATCAAATTCGATTATAGGACGCTGCGCTCTTGTGCCTTGATCAAACAAAGGAGTTTGATTATTGAACTCGGCACTCTTGATAATAACATTGGTGTGGAACCAACGATTATGACGGCTCCATCCGTTTAGGTCCTTACTACCACGGTTGATGGTAACGTATTCAGGAGTTGCCGGTCCACGATAAGGTTCATCGTAGTTGTCTGCGTTAAACGGTTGTGTATCAATAGGTACTGTGTTGATTTTAACAAAAGATTCAGAGCAGACTAGATTATTAAAATCTACTAGTCGAATCGCGCGACCCACACCTTCTACCACAAATCTCTTACCGGCATAGAAGGTTGGTTGCACTGTGTCATCGAAATCAATGATTAGTCCATTGGTGAACTCTAGTCCGTTGGGGGCAGTATAATTTTTAAATCCAATGATGCTGGTGTCAACGTTAATAGCGTCAACTACATTATCAACTAATCTAATGCGCCCAAACATACTAGAATCACTAGAATCCTGGTAGTACAATGTATCTAGTTGTGCAGTCAACGCAGGCACTGGCGCAAAATATCCAGTATCTGTTTTATAAAAATCTATGTTAGCGTAGTCTTTTCCTAGCCTACTATAAACTCTATTTTCTGTAGGAACATCTCGAATGTAGTCTAAGGTTATTACATCGCCAACAAACCGTATACGATAAACTCCACGACGTAGTTCAGGAGCCACTGTATCACCATTCTTCATCCAGGCGTCATCACTGTCATCGGGATTTAAAAAGATGATAGTCTTACTTTCAGGATTAATAGTAATCCCATCAAGTCCACCAAAGTTATCAAGTAACTGTTGCCAAGTAGAGCCTTCTACCTCTGAGAAAGGAACGTCTACAGCATAATCTATGCTAGGCAGCATAGGCATCAATAAGAAAAAGTCTTGCTCGTTGTTTAGTGGAACACTAAACTCGATCGTACCAGACTCGGCGCCGTTGTTGGTAACACCAAAGACAGTTCGTGTGCTAATGTTTGATGCTACACGCTTCTTGCCCGATACTCCAGCTTCTGTTTGTATCCAAAACTTATGTCCAGGAGAGTTAACCACAAACTTGTAAAGGCCGCCACGAGCCAATACTATTTCAGGATTACCAGTGGACTTACCAGCGATGTTTAAAACATTATCTACGCTATTTCTAGTGATGGTGTAAGTTGCCTGACTTGAGACTTCTTGGGCACTGATAGTAATAGGTGTAGGTCCGTTGGGCAACCAATAGTATTGACTAAAGTTAACAAACTTATCGTAGTCAAACAGGCCATCATAGGTATAGTATTCGCTAGAGAACAATCTATTATGATCAGCAGTAAAGCCGCCATAATAAGACAGTTTGTTAACTAGGTCGGTGTAGCCGCTGTAAAAGTCAACTTGATTACTGGAGTCTTTGATTACTACACTAGGCTCAAGTTGATAGTTTTGACGATCCTTGCTAGCTTCAGAGACATAGTTGTCTGAAGTTTTATATGTAGGAGCAAACTTTCTACCAATGTATCCGTTCAGTCTAACAAAATCTGGTTCGCTGACCAGCTGATCAAGAGTAGCATTCAGAAACTTTCTGTTGGTGTCACTCTGGAATATACTTGGTAAAAAGTCAAGGGTTTTTCTTGTTGCCATTGGTTAGACTATGATGTTTTTATTTTGAGCTGCCATGGTAATGTTTAGTTGATTGGCAGTTACGGCAGAAATGATTTCTACATTTTCTACTGTGGCGGCACTGATGATTATTTCATTTGGTTCTGCATTAATTTGATACATACTACCAAAACTAACTGAGGAATCGACAGGAACCACCATTATAGACGCAATGTAGGGACTCAATGCTTTGTGTAAGTAGGCGCTTAGTTCACTGAAGTAGAATGTTTCTCCGAACTCCCAGTTACCTATGTCAAAGTAAGTGTTCACAGCACTAATCACAGAAGTCTTAATATCGTTGTCACTAATATTTACGTTAGTATTTTTCACCACTTTAAAAGTAGCCTGAAGACTGCTAGGGGCCTTGTATCCAAATATCAACTTGAACTTGGCGCAGTTGAATACTAGGGTATCACTTAGCGTCTTAATATCATTTAGACTAGCAAACTCTGTGCTCAACTCATAGTTAGTCGGTTCGGCAGGCTTGCTGATAGTGTCGCTGGTGTCCTGAATCCATTGGCGATAAGCGGTTTCATAGGCGCTGGTTAACATATAGATATCGATTACGTTTGTGGTACTTGGGTCGATTCTACGATAATCTGGACTGTTGTGGCGATATTGGAAACTGATATTTTGTCTGCCAATTCGAGCCACGTAGTTTGTTTCTTCAACCAGTGTTCTACTAGTACTCAATGAGTAAAACTTATCATCTTGATAGGCGTAGAACAGTTGTCCTACCAAATACAAACTGGTGTTATTGTATACTTCTGATCTTGTTGCAAACAGGCTTACTACGGTCTTGTTGTCAACAGGAATCAATGTAGTAAATCTTTCGTAACCAGTAACGCTTTGGAAATACACATACTTTCTGTTAGTGTTAACTGTGGGGTCAACAATAATTTTAAATAGGTCTGGATTATCGGGAACGCCGTCGTTGTTGCTGTCGGCATAGGTAACAAAGATTTTATCCTTGTGGACGTAACCGTCGCTTTCAACAAAAGGTTTATAAACATACCAGGTGTAGTCTTTGGCCAACGGTGCCGCCGAGTTTGGTTCGTTGTTGGTTTTTAATACAGTAACTTGGTCGCTGATCACAGACGCAGTTTTGGTGTCATAGATCTTGATCTTGTTGTCATAGTAGAAAGTAGTTTCCTTGACACTTTCCATAATATACTCAATGCCCCTGTAGTAAACAGTATACCCATCGCTGTTGTATTCAAAGCGTATTAGCCAGCTGCTGTCAAGTCCGGTACCACTCTCGTCACTTTGGTTAGAAAGACTAAAGCTGCCGGTGTTCAAGTTTTCGTTGTTAATAATGAACCAAACTTGTTTGACACTGTCGTAACCCAACCCAAAGTTTTTGTAGCTCTTGACCTTGGAAATAATGCTGTCACTGAAGAAGGTAGTAAAGCTATTTTTAAATACAGGATAGATATCTCCGACCACAGCGTTGCTTGGAACTCTTACGTTTAGTAATACTGGCCCGGTGCCGTCAATCATATTACCTAGACCGTTATTGGTCCCATCTCCAAAGACTTCCATAACAGAAGCAAATATTGATGTTTGGTCGGTGATATCGGTGGCTGTACCTGCTACCAAGTTATTAGATGCATCAAAATAATAGCCTGCAGGTGCAGTAAACTTAATGGTAGAGCCTTTACGTATATAACGGCGACTGTTTTGTACCACTCCACCAATTTGTGTAGGGACTCCGTCGGGTGTGGTAAAGTATCCGGTGGCCACGTTTGATCCAAGAGTGCTTAACTTCCATTTTAGGTTAGCAGAAGCATAGGTTGGATAGTTTGCATAGTAGAAATGCAGCAGTTCTTTTTCATTAACAATGTTAACAATGATCTCGTTGTTGATAATCTTAGCAATGTCTGTGCTGGTATTGAATGAAAACTTAATGTTGCGTGTATAGCTGTTTTCGTAAAGTATACCGTCACTGGCAAAAATATTAGTACTAGAATACTTGCCTGTACTGTCAATGACATCCAAGAAGCGGCTGATACCAGAGCTAGTACGATTGATGGCCTTGGCTTTAACCACGTTACCAAAACTGGTATAGGGCAGAATGTTGTAGTCTTCCCCAGTAATCATACGGTTCTGTGTGTAATACTGTTGAGGTGCTTTTTGTTTAATGTCACTGGTGCTCTCACGGGCATTGGCGTTGGTAACTGTGTATTGCAGGCTGGCGCGAAGAGTCAGAGTCTCAACGCGGCCGCTGCGGCTAACATAGTTCAAAGGAATAGAAATGTTTTTCATTTCCTCTGGAGTAATCTTATAGCTTAGTCCGTTGCTAGAACGATAGTAAAATTTAAAGTTACCACGTGGAATATTGGCAAAGCTGCCGTCACCAAAAACTAGATCAACTTGGTCTCCGGCACGAGTGTTAACTTGAAATAGGTTACGCTTATTAGTGTCGTTGTAGATAACGTTGACACCAGAAATAGCAGGTACTTCTGTCCATGCTGTGCGGTATCCTGTGTTACTGTCAACGGCGTACAACCAAGTATCACTGTTGTTAACATTATTATCAGTAAAGCTGACTATCTTGTTTGGTATAGCGTCGCTGATAGTAAAATCATGGCTTCCTAGTGCGCCTTGTTTAAAGTAGACAAAGAAGCCCGTGTCATTGCTGGCATTGCCATAGTTGTCGTTGCGGTACAAAATATTAAAAGGTGCGTTTAGGTTTGGAGGCACTTCGTAGACATAGCTTTTCCCCACAGTTGTGGCGCTGACTGCCTCAAAATCAAAGTTGCTGCCTTCAATAGCCGCAGTAAACTTGTACACTCCTAGGACGTTTTGAACAAAGTTAATGCTGTATTCGTCTGTCTTGATATTGTTGATAGTTTGGCTGTTGCCAGGCTTACCCACAGTCTGTGTGGTGACCAAGCTGGCATTGAGCACAGTGGTAAACTGCTCTAACCAATTGTCATTGGTTTGGTCGTTCCAGTTTACATTTAAGTTACTTAGATTCAACCCGTTGCTGTCGTAGAGAGTTTCCGTGGTGTTAATACTTTCAATCTTTAGGAACCCGCTGGCGCAGATGTTACGCTTGGGGTTATAGCTGATTAGTCGAGCAAGCTTGAGAATACTGTCGCGGCGTTCTGCGGTATCAATGAAGTTTTCACGTGCGTTTAGGTCTGCGCGGAAAGCAATACTCTGCCCCAAAAACGCAATCAAGTCGATAAGAGCAATAAATTCACTGCTTTCTGTGAAGTCATTGTAGTCTTCTGGGTAGTACAGTCGAAGATAGTCAACCATACTCTTACGCAAGGTTTCAAAGTCGTAGCTGGTAAAGTCAGCTTCCTGGAAAGTTTGATATATCTTTTTCCAGTTCTCTGCTACTAATAAACTATTTTGTCTAGTATTGATTGCCATCGATGAAACCTATTTCTAATATTTATTTTTCTTAAAATGTACGCCGTTTATTACATACTAACCGATTGGCTTGACTTGTCAAAGGTAAAGTTGAGTAACTGTGTTTGATTAGTTGGTATGTAGGTCAGATCTAAATCTACTTGTAATCCGTATTCGTATTGGGTCACAGTGATGTTCTCTACGCTGATTCTAGGGTCATAGGACACTACGGTTTCAATGTCCTTGACTATCGCATTTTTAACCTCTTCGGTAAAGGGTTCAAACAAGATGTTCCAGATAATTGTTCCAAAGTCAGGATTCATCAGCTTCTCACCTTTTCGGATTTGGAAATGATTAAACAGGTCCTGCTTGACCAACTCAAAGTCGGTTAACCGAAACTTTTTAAAACGATTGTAGGTACTAAACCCTTTGTATGTCGACATAATATGTATTTAACCTTATGCTGTAGCCGCCAAAACGTCAACTGCATAGCGTCCCATATTATAGTAAGATGTACCAGTTGTGCCATTGGCATCTCCTCCAGCGGCACTAAGACGCCATTTTTTAGCGCCCCCTGCCCCGATCAAATGCGCCACAGTCAGCATGCCAGCTATAGTACACTGGTCGTCGCCTTCTTTGATGCCACCTATTCTTATAAGAGTGCTGTAGTTTGTCTTTAGTAGAGCAAACATGGCCTTTTCTTGTATAGTATCGCTGCGTAAGAATGTTTCTTTGCTGGTTATTCCGTCTTTGCCAGTCCAGCTATTTGGATAGTTTACAGCCTTATTACCGTATAGCAAATAGGCATCGCGTTTAATGTAGCTTTGGTCGACTAGCGCCGCAGCACCCATTTGATATTTGCCCAGATAGCTATATTGATTTTCAATGTTATATGTGTAGCTGCTTTCGCTAAAAGCAATCTGCGTCATCAGTGCCTTGGTCTGTAAGGCTGTCAAAGGTCCTACTGTACCTGGCGGCTCGGGATTGTCTTTTCTGGACATATAGGACTTGTTACAGGCTTTCTGGACACCGCACTTATAGGCAGCAATAGGACCTGGATCCTCGGGCTTTTTATTCTGGCAGAGCACTATAGGCAGGTCCTTATTGGGGAAAGGCTTCTCCGCAGATGAGGGTGCTGTTACTTTTTTATCTGCCATCCTTGTAGATGTTCGTATAGCCGATGCTGTGCTGGCTAACTTGGTTCCTGAGTGTAGGGCCCACGGTTCGTGTGTCGGAGCGATAGGCACAATGCTGTCTAATCCACCATCAACACTTTTCCATTTATTGTTTTCCACACCAGTTTCGGGTAGTTTGTTAATTTTGATAGGATCGGGTTTGTCGACTCTGGCGTCACCAATGCCATCATTGAGGGTCACAGTGCCACCGGTCATGTGAACAGCACTAACTCCAGCTACATCAATGGTGCCATTGGCGTTTATTGCCAAGCTGCCCGAGCTGCCTATACCTGTTTTGCCACCATAGGCAACAAGGCTATCACTGGCGTTTAGGTTAATCTTTCCTGCTTGTTCATTGATGCTGTTACTGGCGTTCATGTTAATGGCTCCGCCGGCGTTCATGTTAATATTCCTGTCAGCATGCAGGTTAATATCTCCGCGTGCTCTTACATTAACACTATGACCTGAGTAGATATGCAGATGCCCAGCAGCAGTCATTTCTAGCCAAACTGTACCAGCAGCATTGGCGATGTAAAGAATCTTTTCACTGTCATTCATCAGAATCTGATGACCACTGGAAGAACGTAATCTGATTAGTCTGTCCTTGTCGTCAAAGTTACCATCATCCATGACAAACTGGTGTCCACCAGTTCGAGCACTAACCTTAAATTCATTTTCGTCGAACGCTCCGGTTTTAACCTGTTCGGCAGTTTTTTCAGACCCGGATATGCGTTCGTTGGTATACAAAGGACGGCCCGGAGTGCTTATTCCAAATACATAACTTGGTGCTTCTCGTTGACTAGAACTAGAAATAATGCCACGGACATAGTCGTTTTCTAAGCCTTGGCCGGCATAAATTTTATATTGTTCTTCGTGCAAAGGTTTCTTGG